CGGACTTTTCTAATATAACTTTTCCTTTGGAATATTTTGCTTTTAATTCATTCCATTCATTATATTGTTCCTCAACACCTTTTAGAGAATCTAAAATACAATTAATTGCAGCAACTTCATCTAAAAGATGGTCAGCATCTGTTTGTAATCCTTCTAAATCATCTTTTGCTTTCATTGCATCCTTTACAAACTCATTATCACAGCAAAATTTACAATTAGGGTCGTATTGATGATTATCCAAATGCTTAATCTTTTCTTCTGCAACTTCTAATTGTTGTTTTGCTTTTTGATAAACCTTTTCCGCCTCAACTAAATCTTTTGATTGTTTTGCAAAATTGTTATGAGCAACATCTATATCAACTTCGGCACCATCTATTATGAATTTAGATTTTTCCGATATTGATTGTGAAACTTCTGTAAGAAGGTTTTTATATTCTTCAATCTTACTCTCTTTTGTTTCGTATTCTGTTTCTAAATCTTGGATTTGTTTGGATATAGATTTTCTCTTTCCTTCTAAAGCCGGTAAATCCAAATTAGAATCAATTGGTGCAAGTTGTCTTGTCAAATCTAATATCACATTTTCAATATCACCCTTAATCTTTGTTTCACTATTTAAGTGTGTTTGTAATTCTTTTAATTCACTCTTTTTATCTTTAATTTCAATACCCTTATTAGCCAATTCGGTCGTAAAGTCGGTTTTCTTAAAATTTTTGATAAGTACGCTAACTTCTCTAATATCTTCAACTGCTGTATCGTACAACTTATCAAAGATATTTAATCCCATAAATTGTGCTAATAAATCTTTTCTCTCACTTTGTGATTTATCAATGAATAGTGCATTATTGCCTTGCAAACTCAATGCTGTAAGAACAAAATCTTCGTAAGTTCCTACATACTGTTCAATGATTTGATTTGTATCTCTACGTTCAGTTCCGTTAAGGGATGTTCTTTCATCACCATCCATTCGGTAGAACTCTACATCCACTTTTACGTTCTTTCCTTTATTTACGGTCTTTGCAGTTCTTTCAATGAAGTATCGTTCACCATTAATATCAAATTCTAATTTACAACTGAAGTCGGTTTTACGATTATTCATTATGTTTGCCGCTTTGAATGCTCTACTACTCTTATCATAAAGACAGAATGAGATAGAATCAAATAGGGATGATTTACCACTTGCGTTTGGTGCAAATAATCCCATCAAACCATTCAACTTTGTAAAATCAATCTTATTGTTCTCACCATAGGAAAACATATTACTAAATTCAAATCGTATAGGTTTCCATTGTATGTTTCTTGCAATATCATCCAATACAATTCTGCTATTAATATCTCTATTAATCGATTCTAACTCTGCTATATCCGTACTGGTCACAAATGGCATCATTCTACTCACATAATCATGTATAAGTGAGTTCTGATGGTTTACATCTGTGATATCTTCAAAATCCAATTTGTTTTGTCGGTTTCCTGTCTTTAATTTAGAAAGTGAATCCGTTCTGATAAGAGTAAAATCCTCAATACCATATTGCATCTTTATTTGTGTTAGAACTTTCTTTGTATCCGCAGTATCGGTATTGGATAAACGTACTCTCAATCGTGCATGCTTTGGCATATCCGATACAACCGGTACAAATCCATTATCAACATCCAAAGTATAGTATCCGTAATCATTTGGAATATCTACTGCTTCATAGGTCATAGTATCTAAATCCCAAATAAGGAATCCGTGCTTATCCAATGTTTCACCAAAGTTTTGTTGAACTAATGAACCGGCATAAACAACCTTACACCCTTTCGGACTAATCATCTCCTGTCTTTTATGAATATCACCTAATAGAGCTAAATCAAATCCATCAAATATATCAGTTGTAAAGTGCCTACTACTTACTACATAACCCACATCTGTCATTGAGTTATCAACAGGTCCATGAAATAGTGCAATCTTTTTATTACCAAACATTTTATCTGCAGTAATCCAATTGTCTTTATTATCAAAGATTGAGAATACTGAAAAATCAACTCCGCCGATAGAATAAACCTGCGTATCTCTCAAATAATGAAAGTTTGGTAAATCCAATGCTTCTACGATTGGTGTAAGAACATCCAATCTATCCAAATTGTTCATATTACAATCGTGGTTACCTGTAATGAGAATAGTTTCGCATAGTTTAGAACATTCAGTAAATAACCAACTAATCTCTTTTAATAATTCTGGAGACATTTCCAATTTAGCATGTGCAATATCACCTGCTAAATAAATGATTGAATCTTCCGTTCCTCTATTACGGATTTCTTCAAACATTTTTTCAAATACTTGTCTATATTCTTTATGTCGTTTTACATTACGAATATGAACGTCTGCGATGTGATAAATTCTTTTTAATTTCATAATTGATTTATTTTCATCAATAGTAATTCCTCACTATTAAATTCTTTAGTTTTCTTTAGTTCTTCATAAAAGTTTTCATATCCCATATCGGCAGCATCTTTATCTTTTAGATACATCATACGAACATTTATTCCATTCTTACGAAAATATTCTGCCGCTTTTAGAGCTTCCGACATAGCATCGTTATCTAATGAAATAATAATATCATTTACTCCACTCATAAAGATTTTCTCAACTAATTGTTTAGATGGAAACTTACCTAAAAGTGGAATAGCATTTCTTTTGATTGTGATTGCATCGAATACACCTTCACAAAGTATAATTGGTTCTTTCCAATTTACCTGTGATTCAAAACATATAATATTTTTGCTGATTGGTGGGTTTTTGTATTTCATTTTGTTTTCTGGGTAATAAGACCTGGAAACAAAGTAGTTAAGTGACCCATCGGAATTGTATGATGGAATAATTACCCTTTGTGAATACAATCCTTCTTTACAATAACCAATATTGTATTTAATTATATCTTTCATTGTAATACCTCTTTGAGTAAGGTAATACATAGCATTTTTATATTCAGGATTAAACCCTTTAGGTTCTTCTGATAAACTTATAAATTCTTTTGGAAGGGAAATGAATACTTTTGTTTCGGCATCTTCTTGCTGTGGAGTCCAATTACTATCTCCGTATATTTCTCTGATTATGGATATAGTTTTCCTATCTACATCTAGTTTACGAAGTAGAGATGTCAATTTCTTACCACCACTATTACAAGTCCAACAATGCCACTTTTGAGTTTCGGTATTTACCTGTAATTTTTGCTTATGGTGATTACAAAACGGACAATAAAATGCTAGTTCGTTACCTTTTAATGTAGAGTAACTACCCAACGCATTAGATAGCGTGGATACAACGATATTTTTATCAGTCTGCTTCAACACCTAACAAACATACGACAAATATTTGATATTACCAAATTTTTATGGTTCTAAAAACCATTCTTCTGGTATTTCTTTGTCCGCATATTTAAATCCATGCTTTTCACACCACATTCCGTAAGTGGTTTTGGATTTTTTACTGATTTTATTCTTTGAGTTTGTAAATACGAAACGAATATCTAATTCTGGATGTTGTTCCTTTACTAATAGATGTTTTTTCCTATCTGCAAGAACAAATCTACCTTTTGTTTCTACTCTAATCCCATTAGGTAAACGAAAATCAGGGTGGTAATTATGTTCACTAGCAGGTACAATATAAGGAACCTGTTCTGTTTCATACTCAACTTTAATTCCTTTACCTTCGATTTGTTGGGAAATGTTTTCTTCAAGACCTGACTTAAATCCATGCTTCTTTGCAACCCATTTAGAGTTGGCTTTTTTTGTAACTTTTTTAGTCATTAAATTATTTCTTTACTGTATCGGAGTATTTTTTTTCATTCACTTCACCACCTCTACCAGTTTTGAATTTTGCAGCAGTTAAAACTTGGTCATCTGCTTTTTTCAAATCGTTTGTTGTGTATGGAGTTTTTGCATTTACCCCTGCATCAAATGAAATTTTATCAACACCTAGTGCAGCTTTTTGTGCATCGTATAAATCTAAAATTTTTGACATATCTTATTTGTTTTACTATAAATATAAATTAAATATCAAATCGTACAATAAAGTTTACAGGAAAATCAGGTTCTGATTTAATAGGTTGTGGTAATTTTGCCACTGCTACTAAATCACAATCATCATCATACAATCCAATTGTTGTAATAAATGGTGCAAGGAATGAACCGGTTGAATCGGATGAACCACTCATTTCCCAATGTTCAAATCCTGCTATAGAATTTCCAACTGAACCACTAAATCCATAATTTAACACATCACCATTTTCTAAAACAAATTTTTTCTTTATGTATCTAACTCCTGATTTACTAATTGTTTTATAAATTCTATTATCCGAACCGGTTATAAATGTATATTCAAACCCACTTTCAACAACCGCCGTAGGGTTTTGAGATATATTAAATTCATCAGGGTTCACTATTAATAGATATTCATGTTCGTATATTGTTTTGGTAGATTTATATGTTAAATCCCACCCTGCTGTTAATTTTTCTGATACATTTCTTGTTAATACAATTAAACCTTGATTATAAAATACGTTACCAACTTTATCACTTCCGGCTGCTCCATCTAAAAAGTCAAAATTATCAACTGCCATTTCGCCTGTTTCTAAATTGAAATAAGACATATTAGCATAAAATGAATCGGTATTATAAGTTCCTTGAATTACTCCTGTTTGGAAATTTATAGATGTAACAATAATATTATAAGTTTGTCCAACTATACTATCCGTAAATGTTGCATTTCCTGTTTCATTATTAAAAACACTAAATATAACAACATCACCATCGGAACCAATAAGATTTCCATTTGAATCATCTATGTAGGTATCCGCACCATCAACCAATGTAACTGAACCTTTTTTAATTCCTTCACCCACATACATCTGTGGTATAGAAATAATTTTAGCCGAACCTGAAATATATCGTTCAGCTCCAGCTCCTGTAACATAATCAGTTGACTTGTTTCCGAATCTTAAAAAAGGATTATCAACATTATCATTATAAAATTGTGCTCTTAATTGTCCATAAATTGATTTTTTTGGAAAATAAGATGATGATACACTTGATGTGGCATCTGCCTCATAAACATCAAGTTGTGCTTGATTAAATTCCCACTTTTTATAAGCCTTAAAAGGTCTTATACTAATATCTGATTTTGGTATCTTTTTTAACATATCATATATAAATATCTACCTAAAAGAAAACCCAACCTTACGGGGCTGGGTTTTACTAATCTGTTGGTTATTCTCTATTAGAAATCTAATTTAACTTTAATTGCCACTTCTTTGTCGAATGACTTTTCGACCGGCTTTGATACTTTTGCAACTGCTAATAGCTCATTAGCATCATCATATAATCCAACAGTAGTTATGTATACTTTAGGGTCTCTTTCAAAACTTGATACAGCAAATTGTCCTACTGAACCTGTTATGAATGTTGGGTTATTTGAGAAGTTAAATTCTCTATTATTTGCTCTCACAAAGAAATGTGATGTTGATACGTTTTCGGTTCTACGAGCTTGGAAGTCTGCACCGGCTGCAATTGACCTCAACAACATAACTGAACCTGAATTACCACTATATGTTGAACCACTCAATGCAATATTATGATACACTCCAATTTGAGAACCGTATGCAGGAGCAAGTTTAACATCAACCGATGCTGAAAGTGCTGATGGGTTCAATAAGATGATACCCATATCAGGATAGAATAATCCCCAACCCTGTCCATTCGATGCGGTTGGTGAGTTAATTGAAGCTGTTGCTGCAGTTCCTATATTTAAAGAACCTGAAACAATATTATAAACTCTACCTGCTGTAGTTACATTTTCATCTGTTCCACCACTATCATCAATTAATACAACTTCTCTTAAATCACCTGATAGTTTTAGAGAAAAGTTACCTGGATCAAGTCTTTCTTTATATCTAGCTCTATTGATATTTATTACATAAAAATTTCTTAAATCTAATCCACCTGCAGTAGTTCCACTATAAACACTAAAATAATTATCTGCTCTATCTAATAAAATATTTTTAAATTGATTATACACAGCTTTAGTAGATAGTGTAGATGCATCATCTTGAGTTAGTGTCGGTGCACCATATCCATCCACATCTCCATATGATAATGAGAATTGTACTTCTGCAGTATCAGATGATGTTGCTTCGTTATAAACATCTAAATAGTATTTTCCACTTGTAGAAGTTAATTGTGCAGATGCTGTGTGTGTTGAGTTTACGGCTAATGAACCGGTATCGCCACTCCATATTCCAGAAGTTACAATTTCGGTTCTATTTGTTACTTTATCAATTGCACCAAACTTTTTGTAAATACCGTTTGTAATTGTTGTTAAATCACCACTAATTTGTTCACCTTGACCCAAAAAGTTGTTCATGATTCTAACTAATTCGTTAGTATCAATTGGTGTACCTGCGGTGTTAGCTGCACCTGCTAAATATTGTGATAAGTTGCTTGCTAAAAGGGCTCCTCTATTATCTCTAATTACTGCCATATTATTTAAGATTGAACGTATGTTACGGTTATTGGAATAGTTTGTGAACCACCCGTTTCGTTACCATAAACTGTAATTGTAGTTCTGATAGTCGAAGTTAAAGATGGGTTTGGAATAAATTTAAATGTCAATCCTTTTGCAATTGCTGCTGTTGCTGATACATCATCACCAATAAATACTGGTACTGAACCAACAGCTGCAGAAACTCCTTCACCGATAATATCACCTGCGTTTTTATTTGCAAGTACAATTGTATAACCTAAATTTCTATTACCAGCTGGAGAAGTTGTTGGTGAAAGAGAAACCTCACCACTTCTTTGATTAACCGATATATTAGGTACACCAAATTCTACAACAGGAATTCTTGTTGTATTTTTTGGAAGTGTAACTAATTTATATTTCATCACCTGTGTTTCATCCGGATTAGCTTCTAATACTGGCATATTTTTGATTGCCGCATCGTAGTAAGCAGAACCCAATGGGTGTGCAGGTTCATATAAAGAGTAATCAATTTCATCATCCGCTAATGCAAATTGTGTAATGTTTAAACCTTGTCCTGCTGCTAGTTTTTCTCTACCTTTTTTGGTAAGGATAGCATCGACAGTTAATTCGGTATTACTTAAATATCCCATAATGTATGTTTATTCGTTTGTTAATAAATATAATAATTTTAGAATTCCGTTATTCTACTTCCAATATTGGTTCACTTGCATCTCTACCTGCTTTATTTACTCTTAATGTATTTGGATTTGTAGTAAATGTTTCAACAGGAGAAGTACCATCCAAAGTTGTTGCCGCAGTATTTTTTGAACCCAAAAAGTAAGAATTTCTCATACCAGTTGTTAAATCAGAAGTATTACGATAGTGTGTACCTAAATAACCACTAACAGGTTTTACTGAAACTATACTTCCTGTTCCTGCGTTTATTACTTTTGAGCCAGAATATGGTTGTATGTTTAAACGTGTTTCGGTGTATAATGATGATGTTGTATAATATCCACCTCTAGGGTCTGCTTTTCCTGTGCTTGGTATGATTATTCTAGGTTTTTGTATATCTCTACGTTTTTGTTCGGTAATTAAATCAACTTTAATTCTTTCTTTTATTCTACGACCCTCTTTGTCAATATAAGTACGAATTGCATATCCGTTTTCTGCATATATTCCAAATCCAATAGTTTCATATTCTGATTGACCTACCACTTTGTTTATATCGTATACATCAATTTCAGTTAATAGTGTACCTTTATTTAATTGAGAACTAATTGTAACTTCTTTTTGATAATAATCTCCTGATGTTTGTAATTCACTATCTACATTGATTGGTGTTTCGTATTGATAATTTTCGGCTAATAGTCTATCAATAGATGCCGTATATACGTTTCCTTCATATTGATTGGTTTCACCTTTTACATTTTCTGAAAGATTACTATCAATTATTGTTTCATATTGATTAGTTTCGGCATTTGTCAATATGTGATTTGTTGTATTGATAGTAGATTCATTTTGATAATTTGAACCTGTTGGTTTTGTTTGTTTTATTGTACTTCTTTCTAAAATATGTGGTTCAATCAATAAGCCAGTTGTTGCCTTAACTCTTGCAGGCAACATTTTTTTGATATCTTCAAATAGAGATTTTTCATAAGATTTAATCAAATTAATATATTGATATACATCTCTACCATCAAACCTTTGAAAGTAATATTTTCTTAATTTTTCAAGAGATTTGTAATTTGATTTATATTCATCCGACGGGTCACCTATATAATCATCTAAACTAATTCCACCAAAAGATTTTGCTATATCTACGTTCATCTCTTTGGTTGGTGAAAAGAATAACCCAATTCTATTAGTATCTACAGGTGATTGGTCAAATGCTTTTTTAGTTGCTCTATTCTTTATTGAAAGATTTACACCACCTGATACATCATTTCCAAATATATCCGTTTGCGATTCAAAACGTACTTTATTTGTAGAATATCTACTTGAACCAATATTAGGAACTTCTAAAGATATAGTTCTTTCTATTGCTTCAAATTGATATGGGTATGTTGTTATAGATGTAAATCCATCTGCAGATGCAGTAAATGATGCAGATACGTTTTCTGATAAAATAACATTATTTCCAATTGAACCTGTTCCTTCTAATATGTTTCTTGTAATTTGTAAAGAACTTGAAGGATTTAATTGAATTACTGGATAATAAATGTTTGTATCTACATTTATTAAAGAAGATGTTAACGCTAAATTTTTAGGATATTCAAAATCTAAACGGAAGTATAAATCTTCAGTTGATGATGAAATATGATTACCATTTATCGCTTCTGGGAAAAATACATGTTTATAAAATGCAGATGATGATAACGGTGTTGACCAGAGTCTTATTTCATCTATACTACCACTATAATTTCCACCAAACCATATAGTATTTCCACTACTAAAATTGTTGTTTAGAGATGATGAATACGCATTTTCAAATATACTTCTATCTTTATCTACCTGTTTTAAATCCAATTTAATACCATATGAACCTGTTGATAGGGATATTCCAAAAAATCTATCATTAAAAATTGGTAATAAAGATGATTCGACAATAGTAGTACTACCACTATTAAATTTAACATAACCATATTCACTATCAGAACTACCACTTACTTGTAAATTCCAACCACCTGAACCTGAAAGTATTGTCCAATTTCCGGCATATGCTGGTTTAACAAATAGTTCTATTGTTTTTGGTTTTTCTCCTTTATCGGTAATCTGCCAATTTGTTTGTATAGTAGAACCACTATTCATTACCAATGCATAAGTTGTATTATCCATTAATAATTTTGTAGTTCCTGTTTCTTCTACATCATTAAATCTTTTTGCAGGTTCGGGCCCACCAAATTCTAAAATTGAAAGATTTGATGATGGAATACCATAACAAGCCATAATTGCATAGACACCTCTTCTAGTTCCTTTATGTTTTAAAAGATATGGTAGATTATTTACTATTCTTCTCCATATTTCATTTGTCCTTTCTTTTGGAGATTTTAATTCTTTTGTATTACCATTCGAATCTTGTCCATAAACATATTTCCAAAGTTTTTCATCGGCTGCAAGGTTTTTTGCATCCCAACCAAAGGATTTTAAAGTATCAAACAATAACCTATCAGGCATTCCCCCCTTTGCTTTATAACCCAAACCTTTATTTTTTTCTAAAGCCTTTGTGAAATAATATATGTTATCAAAGTGATGTCCAATCATTGAGAAGAATAACAAAAAGTTATCATTTTCATTATTATCCAAAATGTATTGTGGAATATTATTTTTTAAATAGTTCTGATTTTCAGAATCATATTGTTCTGCCAATTCTATCAAATTTTCATACCAAGGTTCAACGATTGCTGTATTGGTTGATAATAATCTAACACTACCACTATAAGGCCATGTTATTGAATTACTTCCCGAATTGGTATATACGGATGATGATGTATATAAAAACTTTTCAAAACCATCAAAGTTATTTACTAATTGATTTTTCTTTAAATTTTGTCTTTCTGCTTCTTGTTTAGACCCCAAAGAACCACTATGGTCTTGTGGCGCATTTGATGCTGAAATTGAGGATTCATATGCCTCTATAAGTTGTACTTTATATACAAAATTATCAACTCGTTCTTTTGCTGAACTAAAATGTACGAAATTTTCCCATTGTAAAGAACCTGTTAAATAGTTTGAACCACTATAATATTCTATATTCAATTCATCAGTATTAATTAAAGATGAACTTAAATAGGTTGATACCAAATTAGCAGAAGAAACGGCAGAAGCGCTCAATATTAAATTATCCAAAGATTCAAATGCAGTAGATTGTCCACTTACAAAATCAACCTCTACGCTAAAGTTTGGTCCTTTAATTGGTGGACATTTGATTGAATCTTGTTCATTCAACACCACAGTTTCTATTAGAGGATTACTCATTAATTTTGTAACCCATAGAGTTGAATTTACTCCAATATTTGCTGGTAGTGGTGAATAAAGTTTTAAAAGTATTGAATCAACTTTATTCTTTACAATTATATTTCCAATTTCATCTTCAGTCTTTTCAGATAGTGTCCAATCATCTTCTTCCCAAGAGGAAACTATTATTTGTTCATTGTTTCCAAAATTAACTAAATGAGTTAAGTATTTACTTTCTGGGCCTAACTCATTGAATTTAAGGTTTTCGGAAATTGTTTCAAATATTGCATTTTTAATTTGCGATTCATCTAAAATAATATCCGGATATATTACGGTTGTTGTAACTTCATAACTATTACCAATCAATTCTTTTTCACCACCTCTGTTA